CGCTCCCATAAGGAACGATAAATGATATTGTTTGGATCACCTTTATACTTTCTAGGATAAGATGGTTTGTAATATCCCTTATATGACATCTAAATAACTAATAATAAAGTAGTCGTATAGGTATTTATAGATGGCAGTACCATCAATTAGAAATAATTTGGTAAGAGATGCAAAGGATATTTTTGGTAAGATATCACAATCAAATCACTATGAAGTGAGTTTTTCTTCTCTAAAAACTCCTATATTAAATCACATTAAAACAAGATTTGGAACTGACTTAAAAGAGTTTACATCTCGTAAGGCTGGACTTCTTTGTTCTGATGCATCTCTTCCAACAAGTGGATTTGCAACTGCAGAAACAAAAGGTGATTTTATAGGAATACCGCAAGAGTTTGCTCATACGAGATTATATACTGATATTGATTTTACTTTTTATGTTGATGATTGTTATGAAAATATAATACTTTTTGAGGGATGGATAGATTATATTTCAAGTGGAAGTGAAACTAAAGAAGATGATTTAAGTTACTATAGAAGATTTAGATTTCCTGAAGGGGAAAAAGGATATAAAATAGAAACAATGTATATTACCAAATTTGAAAAAAGTTACAATAAAACAAAGAGAAAGATATATTATCAGTTTAAGAATGTATTTCCAAAAACGATGACATCCATTCCAGTTTCTTATGGACCTGCAGATTTACTTAAAGTGAATGTGACATTTAATTATGATCGATATATTATGAATTATAAAGGTAATAACTCAAAACCAAGTCCTAATGAAACTCCACTCTCTGCTGGTGAAGAGTTTAGAACTGATGTAGATATCTTTCTACCGGATAAACTTATTTTACCTGGAGAATCAAAAATTCCATTTACATAATAAATAACTAAACCTGAATTGTATTTTTTAAAATGCCTTTACCTAAGATTAATACACCAACTTATGAGTTGGAATTGCCTTCTACTGGAAAAAAAATTAAGTATCGTCCATTTCTAGTAAAAGAGGAAAAAGTATTATTGATGGCATTAGAATCTGAAGATATGAAGCAGATTTCTAATGGAATCGTTCAGATTTTGAATGATTGTATTCTAACAAGAGGAGTTAAGGTTCAAACTCTTGCAACTTTTGATATTGAATATCTTTTTCTTAATGTACGTTCAAAGTCTGTGGGGGAAAGTGTAGAAGTCAATATTACTTGTCCTGATGATGGTGAGACGACTGTAGAGATGTCAATTGACATTGATTCAATTAAAGTTAAAAAGAATAAGGATCATAAAAATATTATTAAGTTGGATGATACTTATTCGATGAAGTTAAAGTATCCTTCTTTTGATCAGTTTATTGATAATAATTTTGAGGTAAGTGGAAATTCGAGTGACGTAAGTAAATCACTTGATATGATTACATCTTGTATTGAGATGGTATATGATGAAGAAGAGAGTTGGAATGCTTCTGATTGTTCAAAAAAAGAATTACAGCAATTTGTTGATCAACTAAACAGTAAGCAGTTTAAAGAGATTGAAAATTTCTTTACAACGATGCCAAAATTATCTCATTTAATTGCTGTAAAGAATCCTAATACAGGAGTTGAATCTGAAGTTGTACTTGAGGGTCTGGCAAGTTTTTTCAGTTAGGTATGGCTCATACTAATCTTGAGTCATACTATAAGATTAATTTTGCTATGATGCAGCATCATAAATATTCATTAACAGAGTTAGAAAATATGATTCCGTGGGAGAGAGAGATTTATCTTGCTTTACTCCAACAATATATTGAGGAAGAAAATCTAAAAGCACAACAGCAGAATGGAATCTAACACAGAAGTAAAAACTCCCAAATTAAATAAAACAAATATTTCTTCTGCTTTTTTTGGAAATGAGGGAGGATCTGCCAGTTCTATAAAAAATATTCATGGAACCGTCAGTAAACTTGCTGGTCACGTTAGAAAGGCAGTTATTCGTGTTGGTGCATTAGAGAAAAAGGTTAATGACGTAGAAGAAAAATTAAAAAAAGAACCTGAAGATAAAGAAACAAAAAAGGAAAATAAAAATAATTTTAATAGCACTCTTTTAGAAACAAATAAAATTTTAGTAGATATACAAAAACAACTTGAACAGCATTTTAGCAATCTTGCAAATGAAGAGAAACAAAAGCAACAAACTATAAAGAAAGAGAAATCCAAAAAAAGATTTGGAATGGAAGAAGGTGCTTTAGAAAGTGCAAAAAGAATAGGAAGTGCATTAGTCAAAACAACGTCAAAAATATTATCACCAGTTAAAGGATTTTTTGATAAAATATTAGCATTTCTTGGATTTCTTGCTGCAGGATTTTTAACTAATGCAGTATTTGGTTGGTTATCTAAAGAAGAAAATCAGAAAAAACTACAAAAGTTTTTCAATATATTGACACAAAATTGGAAATTATTTGCAAAAATATTGGCAACCTTTGCTGCTTTAAAGATAGGTGCAACTCTTCTTGGAGGACTTGGAGTTCTAAAAGCATCATTTGTTCTTCTTAAAACATTATTCATGAATCCATTATTTTGGAAAGCACTTTTAGCTGTTGGTGTTGGTATTCTTGCATTTAAAGCAGGAGAAGCTCTTTACAAGTCTGTTCGTGGAGGAGTTACTGGGGGACAATCTTTTAATAAGGCACATGATGTTTTGGATGCGAGGTTAGCCGATGCTGGTCTTAAAATTGATCTAATGGGTCGAGCATCTGCCGATACAGGAGATGGACTGACAAGGACTTATGACTTGACTCCAGAACAACAAGCAATTGTTGATGATGTTATAGAAAAAAGAGAACAATTAAAAAATTTGAAGTCTCAAATGGAGACTGATATGGAAAAAGCAGCATCTAAAATAGAATCACGAGGGTGGACAGGTAGTGCAAAAGATGGGTTGAACCAAACTTCAAATTTGAGGCAACTTGAAAGAGATAAAGTTAGAAAACAATATAATGATAAGATTCTTAAAACTATTCTTCCACAATATGCCAACATAGAACCAAGAGCAATGGGTGGTCCTGTAATGGCAGGAAGGGCATATCTCGTAGGTGAAAAAGGTCCAGAATTATTCTCTCCAAATATTGATGGTTCTATTGTCAATAATATGAGAACTGAAAAAATATATAATATGATTTCTAACAATCCTAAAAGAAATAGAAAAGTAAATATTCAAACAATGGATCTTCCTCCGATTACAGTACCGATGGGTGGAGAAGGTTCTACATCTTCTCCTTCTCCTGCTCCTTCAGTTCCAACAATATCTTCCAGAAACATGTTAGATTCTATGAGAAATGAAACACCAGGAATTTATGGGATATATGTATAAGATATGGAAAATCAAGTAAAGCAACTTAAAATTAATGTAACGAATATCAATAGTTTTCTTAAGAAATCTGATAAAGATTATATTAAGTTGAGAGAGAAAAATAAAAGATTGGAGTATGAGCAAAAAGAATCGACTAAAAAATTAAATAAAGAAAAAAAGATAGAAAAAAATTCATTTAAATCACCTCTAACTGGAGTTGCAGAGGTTGCCAAAACTCCTATGAGTATTTTTGATAAGATTTTTAATTTTGGTATATTATTATTAGGAGGATTTTTAGTAAATGCTCTTCCTGGTATTATAAAGAAAGTGGAAGAATTTAAAGAAAAACATAAAGAAACGATAAATTCTGTTGTTGGAATTTTATCTAATATAAAAGATGGTATTGTTGGGTTATTTGGTTCTTTTACTGGACCATCTGGAAAGGAAGGTGCATTTGATAATATTGCAAAATTTAGTGATGATGGAAAATTAATCGGAGGAGCACTTAAAGAAGTAGAAAAAGCATATGATGGACTCGATCGTCTTATTGCTAAAGTAGATAAATTGATGGGGGGGAAAACAACTCTTGCAAAGAAAGGTGGGGTTGAAGGTGAGATAAGTCAAAGAACTGGTATTTTTACTCCCAAACAATTTACCCCAGAAGAAAGGCAAAGATATGAAGCAACAAGATCTGCAAGAAATATTCCTACTTCTGGGTCTACTGAAGAAGACTCACAGTTTCCGGAGGATAGTAATAGACGAAATGATCACTCTTCAGGATCTGGAGGTGGACCACAAAGTAGTATCCCATATACTCCGGGAAAGGGTAAGTCTGGTAGAAAAATATTTTTACATTGGAGTGCAGGTGGTTATAATGATGCTGCTAGTGCATATCACTCAATAGTATTGGGGAATGGGGAGGTTGTTCGTCATACTCCATATGATAAAGATAAGTACACTCATACTGGAGGAGGAAATGATAATTCTGTAGGTTTAAGTGTTGCTGCAATGGCAGGAGCAACCGAAAACAATTTCGGTAGTTATCCAGTTAAAGACATCCAAATACAAAAAATGGTACTGGAAGCAGCAAAACTTGCTGTTGATTGGGGATGGAGTGAGGCAAACATTAGAAATAATGTGAGAACACATGGTGAATGGGAAAGATATGCAACACGAAGGGGACATCTTCCAGGAAAACCTCAAAGGTGGGACTTAGATAAATTATATGAGTCCGATCCAAATGTTGACTTAAGTAAGGATTTGAGTAGTGGAGGCAATCGTCTCCGAGATATGATTATAAAAGAATATAATAACCTGAAAAAGAAAAAAAGAACTTCCACATCTACAAGTACTACAAATATTAACACTTCCAACACTAACATTACTCCCGCACAGATTATTTCGACTGCAGGCACTGGTATTACCTTAGAACCAGTTTCATCTAGTGGAGAAGAAAATGAAACATTAATATTATTATATCGTCAACCAATTATACAAAAAGTTCCAGTTCCATCAAGATTAGTGTAAAATGGCAAATAGATCAAGTAGTTCAATTTACGAAAAACTATCAATCACAAAAGGTGATACAGAAGTCAATCTCATAGGAAAGGTTGTTGGGTTTGATTATTATGAAAGTTTATTGTCTCCAAATGTAACTGCAACGATTGGTTTTATTGATACTGGCAGTACTCTAAAAGACGAAAGTAAAAATATTTTTGGAACAATTTATAATACATTGCCAATTACTGGTGGAGAAGAGATTAAATTTAAAATTGGACCACTTAAAGGAAGTCTTTTTAATAACGCAGCAACAAATCCAAATCAAGAATCGCAGAGAGAATCTGTGGTTATGAGTTTAATTTCTAAAGAAGGAATAGAAAATTTTAATATTGCAAATTCTAAAAAATATAATGGAAATATTTCAGATTCAGTAAAAAAGATTTTACAAAGTTCTTTTAATGTAAAAGAAACAAATCTGGATATAGATAAAACTGGAAATGGATATTCATTTGTTGGTGCTAATGATAATCCATTTGAATTGGTAACAGATCTTGCATCAATGTCAACATATGCGGAAGGAAATCCTGGATTTTTCTTTTATCAAACTAGAGAAGGTTTTAAATACAAAGCAATTGATAATCTAATTAAGCAAGAACCAAAAGAAACTTATTATTATAGTGGGGCAATGACATCTGGTATTGAAGATGACCATAATAATACTAAAATAATTTCATTTTCCGTTAAAAAAAATCAGAACATTGTAAATGCAATGAAGTCTGGGGTCTATGAGACTAGAAATATATTTACAAATCCTCTTACATTAGAAGTTACAGAATTCATCTTTAAGATTGAAAATAATAAGTTAACAACAACTCTAGGAAGAGATATTGATTACTCTCCTGTAAAATCGAACAATTATTATTCAAGAACATTCTCTTCAATGTTAGATGTTGGTTCATTTAGTTCTGGAATTGATGTCAATATCAATAATGATCCTAGAGAATATCTTTCAAAAGCAGCAATGAGATATAATCTATTAATGAGTCAGAAGATAGATATAATGATACCATCAAATTTAAATCTAGTAGCTGGTGATGTTATAAGGTGTGAATTTGAAAAATTAACTGATGATAAAGTTATCAGTTCTTTTGATATAAATCAAAGTGGAAATTATTTAATCTTGGATCTTTGTCACCATTTTGATACAAAGAGATCTTTTACATCGTTAACTCTTGTTCGTGATTCTTTTGGAGCATACACTAATAAAAATAAAAAATAATGAAAAACAGTTTATCCACAGAGAATAGAATACCATTTCTAGCTACAGTAGTTGGATTTGATTATCAAAAAGAACAGGCATCTGGTGCCGGGTGGGGATGGAGATATAAGATTGCAATTCATGACTTTTATTCATCAAGTTCTGCAGAAATTAATGATGACAATATTGAATATGCAATTTGCATTCTTCCTTGCACTGCTGGTAGTGGAGGAGCAAATCGTGGACAATCAGTTAAGATAGTTCAGGGAGATATTGTTACTGGTTATAAAGTAGGAGGAAAGAGAGGTATTGCTTTTATTGATGGAGTGATACCTAGATCATCATTAGGTGGTCAATCTGCCGTAAAGTTTGGTTCAGGAAGATTTGATGCAAAGAGTGGTTTCTGGGGAAAAAATCAACCTGCTAATATTTTCGAAAAGGATGAAGTGAATTGTGGTGAAGGTGTTTGTACTCCAAGACCATTAAACAAAGGTTCAGGTTCTGATAAGTCCCAAAAAAGAGAAACTCCTATCGATAAACTCGCAGAAATTGGAATTAATGCGTTTTCTGCAGCAGCAACTGGAGATTTTGTAAGTCCAATTGTATCTGTTGCTTCAGAGTTTTTACCATAAATATCAAACAAGAAGGAAATAAATTATGAGTTGTTCTAGAGAAGAATCTTATACAACAGGAAAGCAATTTATACAAGCAGATCCTTGCAAAGACAATACTTTTGCAAGAATAGAAGCATATCTAACCAACTTTTTTGATAAGATTACAAAAGTAGGGAATGCAATTGTAAATCTTCCTAATGAAATTAACTTTGTCGTAGATTTAATTGGTAGTACTATCACTGGATTTACCAACAAGATGCTTGGTTCTTTAAATGCCAAATTATCTGAGGTTATCAAAAGTGGAATTAATACTCTTACTGAACGTCTTATTTCTTCTGGTTTTGGAATTCCTGCAATTATTGGAATTGAGAAACCATTAATCCCTCTTGCTCAAAAACTTGTTGATGGTGTATTTTGTGCCGCAACTAAAGTACTGGAGGGTGCAAGGGATGCGCTAACAGATTTGATTACTGGAGCAGTCAAAAATGTTTTGAATGCTGGGCAGTGTGTTGTTGAGCAACTTGTAGGAGCATTTACAAATAATCTTGTAAATATTGTTGATTCAATTGTAGGTCCATTAGTTGCTCCAATTGCAGACATTTTAAACGGGTTTGGGAAAAATATTTTTGGATTTAATATCAAAGATTTTTTACTTACAGGAATTAATGCAATTAGAAAGATTGCAAATCTTTTTGAGTGTGATGATAAAAAGCTTTGTCCTGCAAGCAGTAAATATAAAATCGATCAAGGATTATTGAAAGATATGGATGAAGAGGATGAGAATAGTGCTTGGAATACTATTTTCAGTGGAACTGCAATCTCTCAAGGTGCCACAAATCTCGCAACTGATTTTGAAAGACAATATGGCAAATGGAACATATTTGGAGCACCAGTAAGTGAGACTGGTGGTATTGGTCCTTGTCAATTTGGAAACATTACTAAATGTGGACTACCAACGGTCAATTTCTTTGGTGGAAATGGTGTTGGTGCTGCCGGTGAAGTCGTTCTTGGTAATATTATTGATAATGTTGATACAGAAGATGCTGTTGGTTCTGTATTAAAAGTTGGAAGCATTGTTGGAGTGAATATGACTCAACCAGGAAGTGGATATGGAAGACCACCGATTGTAACATTCCAAGATAGTTGTAATAAGGGATATGGTGCATATGGTCGCGCAATCATTGACCAAAATCCATCATCACCGACATTTGGACAGGTTACTTCTGTTGTGATTACAAGTGAAGGTGAAA